CCAAGATACGCACGCCCCGCCACAGATACTGCTTCTATATTATTTTCGAGAAACGTATCGTATCCATCCGCCGTTGATAGTCCAAGAAATTCCTGAACATCCGATAGGGTTGTCCACGCATTCGCCGCCGTACTCATGGCACGTTATTCCTTCTCTGGCTTTTCCACTTTCTTTGCTTTCGCCGGGGTCACTGGAACAGTTTCTTCGTCAAGGTATTCCACCTTGAATTCCAGCGGGAACATTTCGATCAACCGTTGTATCTCGGCAGGCGATGCAACGTACTTCCTGTTCTCATCAGTCCGCTGCAAGCCGTTCGCCGCCTCATTTACTTCCAGCATATCGCCGTTCCGTAATATGACGATACCATCCGCACCAACGAACCCCGCTTCCATACCAACGAAACGGATTCCTATAATATCCTTATCGTTCAATTTCATATTCCACCTCTATCGCTTCGTTCGGATTCATACATCCGCCATGTGTCGCTCGATATTCCGATCGGTAATTCTCGTAGTCCGACTTGTAATTCTTTCGTTCCGCAGAACGGCAGTCAGACCAGTGCCGAAAATAAAAGTGTTCCCAGATCGCCGCGTGCTGTGAATGGAAATTTGTCCCCAAGTCCCAGATACGTTCTCCGTCGCCGCCAAGTATATCCCAATGTTCCCTCCCATAATGAAGTCCGGGCATCCAGCGATACACTTTCGCCCACTTGTCGATATTCCCTTCTTTATATGAGACATTATCGCGATTGAACGCATCCTTCACAGCAACCATACCACGTATGCCCACGTAAATGGTATTGACTTGCGTCACTGAACCAGTCGCAGGCAATTCCGCCAAGAAGTCTCGGAAGCGATACCCGCGATAATCGGGCAAGTCGCCCGCTAGTTCTTCATCGCCATCAACCTGTATAAGCCAGTCGCCAGCAGTAGCAATCGTATCAGCAACGCGGAAATATACCGTCCGTTTTACTTCCTGCCCCGCCCAACCTGTTTCCGGCGCAGATATAAGGATAAGCCAGTCGGGATGCCGAATTTTGCATTGCTCGATGATGCGAAGTGTTCCATCATTCGACCGCCATTCCTTATGCGGGAATCCTTCATACGCACCGTCAACGACTATCACTTTATCAATACCATGAGTGTATAACCCTTCTAAAACTCGTTCCAGATATTCCGCTTCGTTATACACCGACATACAGGCTATCAATTTCATCGTTCATAAAAATGCACAGGGCATCCCGTATCGCACGGAATAATGGCAACCCTGTGCATCTTCCGTAATGTGCCATTTCATTTCATTCATAGTTTACGAACCGGCTTTAATGCCGCCGTATGCGCCAGTCGTTCCACCATCGGGCATCTGCAGGTGGATGCGTTCAGACATCACAAGGAAATTTGTCTGCGCCTTGACGTCTCGATCGGTTTCAACCGTTATCTGATTCTTAATGCGCGCGAAGAACGCCCGCCGCCGATTAATCAGCATCGCATTATACGATGTATTTGAGCCAGCAGTTGTCAGGCGTACGCCTGTGTTATCCGACTTGTAAACATACGGAGAACACGCCACGATGATGCCGTCGAACAGTCCGTACTTATAGATGCTGTTCGCGTTCGGCAACATACCAGTCAGCGCACTCGCCATCGGGCCGACTTTATCCCATGTCTGGAAGCCGGAATGTGATCGCAGTTTGTCCATAACGTACACCGGGCAAATAACCAGCAGATCAAGCGGGTCAATCGCATACTTATCCATCGCCGCACGAAGCGCACGGAAGGATGTCGGCCAGTCCGTTCCATACGCCACGAACCACGTCGCCGTTCCGCCCTTCGCCGTGTACCATAAGCCGTTGAACGCCAACTGCGGATCGCCAGCCGCAACGTTCTTATCAATATTGCTGGCAGCAGTCGTAGTATCATCGCCCCAGATTACCGCCCGCTCCTCAGCGTCAGCGATGGCCTTCCCAAGCGATGTTTTCAGAGTAGGCAGAAGCGGGATGATCGCATTCTCATCCATTTCATACGAGAAGTCCACTTCGCCGATGATCTTTTTGCCGGAGAAAGTCATTTTCGATGTCGTTGGTACAGCAGCCGTCGGCGCAGTATTCTCCGCCTTGAAATACACCGTCGGGTTCGCCGTTCCAGTCTGTATCTCGTAGTTGTCATACGGCGCATTGACGAATTCCAACCATGGAACAACCGTATTCGCTATTTGCACGTGCCATACCATTTCAGCAGCGAGCGGTGTCGGCACCCATTGGCTTCCTTCGCCCGACGTCGCAATATCCATTGCCGCCTTCCTGCCGAACATGATGTTCAGCAGTTGCCGGTCTGCCGTCTTCAGATTGCCGTGTTGCATGTCCACGCCGCCGAATGTCAACTGCGGAGTAATAACCACGTCCTTCAGGATGGTCGGCAGGGTTGTGCCGAGCATTGCCTTCACCCGGTCGTCAACCATTTTCGCCGCCGTCTCGTTGATGGTCTTCTGATACCCTTCCAATCGCCCGGCGATCTTCTGCGCCTGATCATCCGCATACGCTTTTAGATTCGCGTTCTGCTCAAGAGCCATCAGTTTCGCTTCGGCTTCTTCCTTCGCTTTTTTTTCCTGCTCAAGTTCCAGCATTATTTCTTCGAGAGTCTTCATTTCGTTTCCCTTCTTGCGTACGTAAAGCACGCGTTTATTTCACATCATGCGTTATAGTTGCGATTCATTTCGGACAGTCGGTAGTTCAGCAATCATAGCTTCGATTCTTCGTTTGTATTGACTCACAACGTATTCCGCATAATCGGAAATACCTTTTAACTCTACATCGTTGGAGGCAGATTCTCCAGTTCCTTGCCCTTCATCAGCATGAATTCCTTCGTCCGTTGTTTCTGCCGCCGTATTATCTCCCGCATCATCTGCTTCCGCATCCAGTTCTTCTGCTTGGCTTTCCTCTGAATATATTTCGCCTTCATCACCATTGCCTTGCTCCATAAAGTCAGCAGATGTGGCAGATTCTAACGTTCTGGTATTGGTGGACAACCGCGCAAAATATTGCGAAGCATCCGCAAACAACTCTCCGCCAGTAGTTTTTAATACATTCTTCGTTCGTGGTATCAGAACGCCTTCAACCGACTTCGTGAACATGACGGCATTATATGCCGCCAGTTGCGCTGCCATTACTTCCATCGTTTCGTTCAGCGAATCGTCATTGAGTAAACGAGCAGACTTTACTTCCGCGCCGTATTGTGCTCCCATATAAACGATACTTCCTTCCACCATCTGCGCCTGACCAGCATAGTGAAATGTCGCGCGCACCGATTGTTCCCCGACTATTACTTCATCACCCGGATAATGTGGACAGGCTAAATCGTCAATAGTGCGCCCGCATATATCACAGACTAGTTCCAGTTTCCCGCCGTCTGCCCGCCCGAACCCGATAGAAGCATACCGCCATACGCCGCTATCAATCATCTGCCGGGCGTGTTCATTCTGGTCGGTAATCGGCATGTAATACCACGTCCGCAACCAGTTCACATCGCCAATCTTTTCCACCGAACCGTCAAAGAACAAGCCGAGCGGCTCGCGTTGCCTATCGTGACCAATCAGCATAGACTTCCCCGTCGCCGTTTTCGCGAATTGCCGCAGGATGCCGACAGGAAACCACTCGAACGTTCTATCCACCATATCGTTCGCTAAATCCATATAGCCAACATAGACTTCATCAGCGGCATAAGGCACTCGCGCCAGTTCATTTATTTGTTTTAGTTGCTTCGGCGTGGGCGATACCTGCCGCCCTTCGTTTACAGCAACGACCTTCGCCCCAAGTAGTATTTCCATTGGAAACCTCACTTCGTTATTTCTTTTTCAGCGCAGGCTTTTTTGTCCCCGACTTCTTCTTTTCTGGGACTTGCGCTTTCCGATCGAACCGTTTGTCTAAAACCTTTGGCATTATTTTATCCTTTCCTTATAATCGGCAATAATACGCACCGACAATGCGGATGCAAAGGCGGCGCATCAATCGCCGTATAATCGAGTCGCATCGTACCCGCGCCTTCCACGTCAAAGGTATCGCCAAGATTAAAGAAATTCTCCGTCAGTAATTGCGTCCGCCCCTTCATTTCTTTGCAATACGGACAGACCAGTTCATCGTTCGCCGTATGCCACTCCTTTGCTTCCACCATCCCGCTCTGTTGCCATGCATACAGGTCGCCCTTCCCACGCGCCCGAATCGTTTCCGTGCGTGCAATCATTTCCGCCCGGAAGTCCTTCGCTTGCCGGAACGTCGCCCGCACCCTATCGCGCAGTTTCGGCATCGTTTCCCCGCCCTGTATTCCTTCCAGTAATGTCGCTTCGATATGCTTGCGGGTCGTCAGCGAAACGTTCCCCGCAAGACGTGGCACATAATCCTCCATCCATGCTACAACCGCAGGATTCAGAACGTCGAAAGAGACAGCCGCCGATATATCCCGCATCGCTCTTTGCCCCGAAACGTTCACCGCCACTTGAAATTCTTCGTGCATCGCCTGCGCATACCGTACATCCGCTTCCATCCAATCGGTAAGTTGATATACTATCGTGGTAACATCATCCTCTAATGCCTTACGGAATTCCTTCCCCGCCAGCGATAACAAGCGCGGATTATTCAGAACGTTACGGGTACACTCTCTTTCCTGTTCCTGAAATTCCTTTAACGTCGTGCGCTGCATATTACGAGTAATGATTTCTTCTTCCGCCGCCGTATAACCCTTCGTCAAAGGAAACGCCGCTTGCTCACGTTCAGTCCCTGTAACCGCAGGCGGCGTATTCGAAGCAGACTTCGCCGCAAGTACGTTCGGGAACGGTATATCCGTCGGGCGCAAAGACGTTGCGATATAGAATCGATCGCCATCGGGATACGGTTCGCCGAGATTAAAGATCTTCCTCGCTTCGTTCGGAGACATCGCCCCGCACGATATGAACCTATTCGCTATCTCCGCCTGCAATTGCTTGTCTTCCGGGAGCATATCTTCGAATACGAACGCCGTATCGGGACGATACCTGCTCACCAGCGCGCTCGTTAGTTTCTCAGCGAACCGCCGCAAGTGCGGCTCCATACATTCACCCCAGAATATAGCGTCCTGTTCTTTCACCGACGCATACGACTTCGACTGTTCAAAGATGCCAACCTTTGCAGGCGGTACTCGAAACATCGCCAGAATTTCTTCACGAGAGAACCGCCTTTGATTCAGGAAGTCCATATCGCGTTGCGAGACGTTGACCAGCGTCGGCTTGATACCACCGCCGAGAAACGCCGTTCGCCGACTCCTATCCTGTCCGCCATGCTGGTTGTACCACTGCGTGCGATACCGTTCCATCTGTTCCGTCGTCAAATTCTGGTCTGTTGTAAGAACCATATCAGCCGTTGCCGAATTCACGAAGAACGTATTATTCCAATCCACCGCGCGCTGTTCCGTTTCCAACACAAGCCGCGCCGCTTCTATAACGCCAAGTCCTTCGAGAACGTTCATCGGATCGTATCGCCGAAAATATATAATCGCATCGGGAGGGATAACGTACTTTGTTTTGTGATCGGGTTGATAGATGAATTCTTTGAACAGTTCGCCGGGCGCGCCAGCAATAATCTTCACGCAGTCAGGTCGCAGAACCCATATCTCGCTCGGCTGTCCGCCAGCAATAGGGCGCGCCGGCACTTTCAGTATCGGCTTCCCCATCGCATCCAGCGCAAGATTTCCATCCTTATCGCGTTGGAACATACTGAGCGCAGTCATGCCCGATAGATACCAGAAACACTTTCCAGTCAGCAATAAGTTTGTAATCGTCGCTTCGAACAGTTCCGAGCCAGTATGATACGGCGTCGGCGCATTGAGCAGTTGCCGCAGTTCGGGGATGAATACTTCCGTCTGCGAATCCTTCCCATCCATACGCTCAAACCAGTACTTCGGGCGAGTAAAATTATCAGCGATAGCAGTTACTGCCGCATATACCCACGTATTGCGCGCCATCGCGTTCAGGTAGTCCGTATCGTTCGAATAGATACGAGCATCGTTACTCCCGAAGCCACGACTCCCCATCCGTTCCAAGATGGTATTGCGCCACGTTGACTTTTGCCGTATATAGTTCACCGCTTTATGAAAGATTCCCATACGCTCACCATAGCTGAACAACTGGTTCGGCTTCACCGAGCAACAACTCCGTGAACGCCCACACCATAGCATCTAGTCTATCAGGAGACGGCATCCCTTCATTCGGCACCCAAGTGCACATCTGACTTTCCATATCGCCGAACATCCCAACGTGATGAATCCGCTTCTGTTCATACAGCGCAACGATTGGCTCTGCCCGCGCCTGTTTATTCCGAGAAGCATTCACGCCCTTTAACGGCACATTCTCGTCAACCGTCCGTATCGTATGCGCAACCATCAAGCCGCCCTGATTTGTTTCGTATATTATTCTATCTGCCATGAATTTGTTATACGCTGTTACGACCGCCTTCGCCCATACGTCGGGC